TGCACATATCTAAATACTCTCCGCTGATTGCAGATTTCCTAGTAGACTCAAAGTCTGATAAAGCCTTGTTACACGCTATGCATCTCATTATAGACCTTCCTCTTTAATTTCAGTCATTCTACCTGTAGTCTGGTCAAATAGCAACCCACCTGCCTTGCCTGTAGTGCCACAAAAGCGATTCTTCAGCACCCTGACATGGGTTGTGTTTCTCTCTACAGGGTCATCAGCCTGACCATTTCTCTCTAGCCCTATCACCATATCAGATAGCTGTGCAATGGATGCAGAGCCTCTGAGTTGCGATAGACTGCTAACAGCACCTTCCTCATGGCCTTTACCGTCTGGCCGCTTCAGGTGACTAACCATAAACAATGTTATGCCTGTCTCTTGCACTAACATTCTCAGCTTGGTGCAGATTTCATCAAGAGCCTTGCGTTCGTCACCGTTGCTCTGCGCTGACACAACAATACTAACGTGGTCTAAGAACAGAAACTTTGTGTCTAACGCCTTAGCCATGTAGCGACAACGTGCAATGATGTTATCAACACTGGTGCTACCAAAGTGGTCAAATAGGTAGAGTCTGTTAGTTCCCATTGTAGTCTCAAATGCTTCCCAACGCTCCTCCTCCGTACTCTCTACATCTGGTAGATGCAACGGCTTGTTAGCCGCCAGAGACATCAGCGATAGCGCAGTCTTACGTGCATTCTCCTCTAGGAACAGCAGACCAATGTTCTCCTCAGAATGCTTGAGAATATGCCACACTATCTCTCTCACAAACTGAGACTTACCTAGTCCTGAACCTGCCGTGATGGTGACTAACTCAGCCTCCCTGATGCCGTAGGTTAGCTTGTTCAACTCAGCCCACGGATATTGCACTGCGGCCTTCTCTACTGGCTTGTTAACCTCCTCCCAGAGACTAGCACCGTTGATGATACCGTCAGGTACAAACTTCTCTGCTGCCCAGAATGCGGCAATGAATTCTCTGGTATCATTGGCCTTCAGGTAGTCGCAAGCGTCTTTATGGCCGTTGGTATGCTTCACAATGGCACTCTTACCGCCAAACAACTCTGCAACCTCTCTCGCGGCCTTTGTACCTGCCTCATCTGCATCAAAGCATATTACAATGGCATCAAAGCTATCCAGATATTCGTATGCGGCTTTGCAGTCTTTCAGCGCACCTCCTGCACCATTCCTGACACTGACGCATGGGTACTTACTGCCTTGCATCTGGTATGCGGCTGCGGCATCAAACTCGCCTTCACATATGGTGATGTACTTAGCACCGCCATTGAATAGCTGTTGACCGAATAGACCAGTACCTGCCCAGTTACCAACATTGTAAAAGTTTTTGTCGGGCAGTCTGATCTTTGCCGCGATAGGCACATTAGCATCTGACGGATCATGGTAGGCAAAATAGGTGCGATCAGCCTGATCCAGGATTCCGTAGGTTTTAGCTGTGGCGGTGGTTAAACCTCTATCGACAATGGCTTGATAGTTACCTGTCGTTAGTGTTCTCTCCACTGCACTGAAGTCTGGTTTAGCCTTCGGCTCAGTAGACACTGGTACTGCTATCTCCCAAGTCTCCTCTCTAACCTGACTACTGGGCGTGTATTTATGACAACTGTGACAGAATGTACTGCCATTGTCGTTGATCTGTAGCGCATCACTGCTGCCACAGTCAGGGCATGGTTGGTGTATTTTAGCCACTACAGCACCTCCTCATATACCCTGCCATAGCTAACCAGTACAAAGGGTAGATGTAACAATATCCCTTCAAAGGGCATAGCCTCAGTCTGCTCAGTCTCTCTGTTATACACCCACACTGCTCTACTGTCGGCAAACTCCAGAAATAAACCGCAACCGTTAATTAACTCAACACTCAACATTCTACCGAATAACATCATCATTCTTCTCCTTTATACGTTCGTCATCTGCCAATATCTCAGCCTTAGCCTCATCAATCTCCCACTGCTCCATTGGCGGGTAATCATCTGCGTCTGGTAAATCAAAACCGTAAGGTTCATCGCCATGCAACCAATCTTCACAACTGCCGTTCCAATTTCTGCCCATTACTGTTTCTCCTCAGTAAATTTACTAAATATCATATCATACTCTGTACTCTCAGCAATAAACTGTACAATCACTGACGGGTGTACCTTATAGTGATTAGCGGCCTCTTGCAAGCTAAAAACACCGTTGCTAATATCTGCTGCCGCTTTAAAGACTGCTTGTATCTCAGGGTCTAGCGTTCCCTCTAACATGTATTGTTTAAACATTATAACTTTCTCCGTAACCATTGTGATGATTTTTCCTGTATCTCTGTCTCAAATACAGGCCATATTGAACGTGTTACTTTCTTACTGATAAAATGTTCATCTGTAACAGTGTCACCAGTGCCTACTCTACTTCTTATGGTAGTCGGTGACTGTTTAACACGTTTAGCTAGTTCGTGCATTGTATACAACTTACCTCTCACTAGTCTAGGGTCTGTAGTTTCGTTGCGATAATACCTAATTTTACGTCCCATCTTTTTAAACTCCTTAATTTATGATAGAATATTGCACTATATAGTTTCTTTAACGCTTTTTAAAGCACTTTAATGTTAATAACAATTATTATCTCTAAACATCTATATCAACGCTGTTATTGACTATATAGTCCAGTATAACCCTCTCTCTAATCGCTGTTAACACTTCAACACCGCACCTATACGGTAAACTCTGCACAATATCAACAAATTCGTTGATAGCAGCAGTTCTGGTGTCGTTGTCTTCTATGTCGCTAAAAAATGCAAAGTTACTCTCTCGCATTGTCACCTCTCTATTTGATCCAATAACTTTTTAAGTTTGTTAATTTCACCCTGCCACAGTTTTTTTGCGCGTCTAGTGCCTGAGTAGTAGTCGCGTTGTTTTATGTGGTGTTTTATTTTACGTTCTATATCTATTTTGTTCATTGTCTCTCTCTCTATTGGTTAAAAAGTTCCGTTGCATTTGACAATACTCTCTCCAGTAGTTCAACTCTCCCAAGCCTATTTTGTGACCAGAACCAGGTTTTCGGTCACGTTTTAGACTCTGCTCTCTCTCTATCGTCTCTCTATCGTCTCGGTCCTCATAGGGACTGTGGTTGTTCTCTCTGTTGTCTCTCTGTTGTCTCTCTGTTGTCTCTCTGTTGTCTCTCTGTTGTCTCTATTACGGGAAACAAGTTTAAAACCACCAATAAACAGAGCCAAAAATACAAACAGTAAAACTGCTGTTTAAATAACGGCTCAGAATAGCCATAGCACAGCCTAGATTGCGTTCTAACGGCTTTTAGCGAGCTATTTGATTGCTGATTAAGGGTAGCAGCCTAAACAGCTTTAAAACGGCTTATATTGGCTCGGTATATTACAGGCAAAAAAAACCCTAGCTGTGACACTAGGGTAAAGGATTGCAACACACTAGGGGAAATTAGTTTGTAGGCTCTATAGCAGGATAATCCCGACGCAATCGCGCCCAATGCTCTGCTAATGTTTTTTGATTATTACTATTAGCAAAGTATGTAGTTTGTAATAGTTTGGTCTCTGCAATGCATTTTTCTTTAATTATAAACTCATACCCACGCTTCTTTAATTCCATGCCCGCATAATGCATTTGATCTTGATATTGCCCGCATTTGGGATTGTCTGGATTAGCACAAATAGCTTGGTGGCATTCGCGCAATATGTTAATTAGACTGTCACTATCTTTTTTGGCGTATAACGCCATTGTTTCAGAATGCCATTTTCCAGTACCGTCGTTATAATTTGTCATGTTTAAACCTCTACTGTTTTAATTATGTCTTTAAACTGCTTTAGATTGGCACTAGTAACAAAAAAACTATTACTTTGTGCATCATCATAAGCGCGTTGTTTTTTATTGCTGCCTTTGCGCGTCAACGCTCCAATAACTTTACCGTCAAGATGCCGCAAATCAGTTTTATCAAAATTAGCTAGATTATCTGGTATTGTCAGACTATCACTTGCAATTAGCTTTGTATTAAATGCTATTGCTATGCGATGATCTGCTGCAACAGCTTTACGCAATGCCGCTCTGCTTTGTTTGCTGTACATACTACCAGAGAATGTTAAATCATAGTTTGCTAACGTATTTTTACGTACTCTGCTTAATTCTTTAGTGTAATCATAAAACTGGCTATTTGGTCGCGCTTTGTATATATCGCTAAAATCTAGATCACTAGTACCATTTAATCGGAATAATGCGGGTAATTGATTAGGCTTTAATGCTTTGCGCTCTGCTTTATCAATTTCTGCTAGTACTTTAGACTTGAAATAGTCTGGTCTTAATAGCATTAATATAGTGCGCTTTGTTGCGGCATTCTGGCCTGTAGACATACCCAATTGACCGCTATCAATCAAGCATGGTTCTTTGCAACCCGCTTTATCAGCAAATGAGCATAGCGTCTTTACTGATACTTTATCAGCGGGCTGTAAGTACATTACATAACTATCGAATTTATCCCTACCTTTTTCTAGCTTTGTACTACTACCAAAAAACTGCATAGGCTTATTTAAATAGTCGATATTATCTATAGCCCATTGTTTGGCATTGTTATTTATTAAATCGCTCTGCTTTATTTCGCTATTAGTTATATTATTCATTTTAATTAACTCCCTAGTTAATAAGTGTCGATAGTGGGTTGTTGATCATAAAGAAAACGCCAGTAAACAGCAAGTAATTGATGGCTGCTATGGTGCTCCACCCAATTGCAGAGACTAGTAAGTCAATTCTGGCCTCTCGTTTTTGTTTTCGTAGTAGTGCGCTATTCATTGTGTCACCTATGTATGTTGTTGCAGTTAATTTATGCGGTAACACTGCCTAGACAATGTTACCTGATAAACTAGCTTACTCTATCCAATACTGTTGGTATTCGTGGCCTTCGCCATAATCGTTGGATACATGGTTATTTATACAATCTAAGAAATAACATGCGATTCTTTCAAAATATTCGTCGCCATCATAGGAGTCTTGCCTAGCGTCATACTCTGCTATTTCTAAACCTAAGAAATAGTAATCATGGCCTATATATGTTGGCGGGAACATATCAGAACCAACATAGCCACTCAACGCTTTAAATAATGCTTTATGTTCTGCGCCTTCGCCCCACAGGGCGTCATACATTCTGTCTTTAGTCCATGATCTAGGGTTGTAATTTGCCATCTTATTTCCTCTAATTGTAGTAGTGGTTGGCGCTTTATTCCCGCGCTGCTCTAACTGAGCATTACTTAGTGTACTTAGTTCCAGATAAGTTCAATATTATTTCAATTTATTTTCACTAATACCTTTTATTAACGCGCGCACGTGCGAGTAACATACAAGCTATTACATAGTCAACTACATAGTGTGACCGCATTGGCTAACCTGGTCATGGTAGTGCTAAGTAGTCTGTATAGTACCCACTAGCATATTCACACTCGACTGTACAGAAACTTTAGTGACCAATGTAGCCTATGCAGTCACGCCCCAGCCTGTGGATAACTCTGTGGATAACTCTGTAGCCTGTGGATAACTCTGTGGATGACTATCCTGGCTCTACTGGTCACTTTCTAGGCTTGACAGTTGCTGTAGCCTGTGCTAAACAGGGACGGGGGAGGGGGCGTAGCTGCGGAGATTGTTACTGTACCCGCCCAGATACAAAAAAGAGGTAAAATAGACTAAATAGCAACACAGTTATAACAAATAGCTATATAGGCTAAGTAGTTGATAGCTAAGGACTATAACGGCCACTGCGGAGACGCTGTTACGGCTGAGAATCCGCCTATAAAGGAACTACATAGAGACTACATAGAGGCTACATAGCAATTAATTAACCAATAACATAGAATTAACAGTAAATAATGCTTGACTTCTGTTAAAAAGTATGCTATAATAGCTATATAGTTCATTAAAGAGTGTTTAAGTTGTTAAAGTAATATAGCTTTAAAGCGTTAAAGCAACAGAGCGTTAAAGCTT